GTAGAAAGTACGCTAAAACTAGAATTTTTTGTATGAGTCCGGTTGATTTTACAATCCAAGCTAGACAATTGTATTTGGACTTTTGTGCTTCTTTTATTTTTGCGCGAAATGATGCTTACCATTCAGTGGGAATTGCTTGTGATGGATGGGAATGGAATGATTTGTATGATAAATTAATTGCTAAAGGTGATAACATCATGTGTGTGGATTATAGTAACTTTGGTCCAGGTTTTAATGTTGATGTGGGATTAGCTGCTTTTGATTGTATTCAATATTGGTATTCTGTCTATTATCCAAATCATAAAGAAGATATGCAACAACGGGAAATGATGAAATATGAATGTTGTAATTCAATGCATATTTGTTCAAATTTAGTATATGCTCAAAATTGTGGGAGCCCTTCTGGTTCACCATTAACAACTTACCATAACAGTTTGGTTAATTTGCTCTATATTATGATTGCTTATATTCAAGTTATGAAAAAGAAAAATCCTAAGCTCGTTAGTCTTAAGAGTTTTTATGAAAATGTTTATGCTTCTGTATATGGTGATGATGTTATCTGCAGTGTGAGTAATGAAGCAAAAGATTTTAATATGATTTCCATGCAAGCAGAGTTAAATGTGTATGAAGTTCAAATTACAGATTCTTCTAAATCAACAATTATTCAAACTCCTTTTATTTCTATTAGTGATGCGGAGTTTTTAAAACGAAAGTTTGTAAAATGTGAACATAGAGTTTTGGCTCCTTTAAATATTGATTCAATTTATTCTTGTTCTCAATTTGTGCGTAATATACCAAATGACCAACAAGCAACTATTGTAAATGCTGAAGCTGCTATTAGGTTGGCATATGCACATGGTAAGGTGAAATTTAAGGAAATTAAGGATAAAATTAATCAAGCATTAATTTCACTAGATATGGATCCAATTTCAGTTTCTTGGGCTGAAATTGATGCAACATTTTTCTCTGCTGATATGCGTCAAATTATAAATTTAAACCGTATACTGCATTATAATGACATTTAATATGTCCACAAAAAAAAA